AAATTCTCCACTGATTTTAATTATAATTGGATAGTTGATTACTTAAATGAAGATTTATCTTAATGTAATTAAAAATACAGATAAAAGTAATCAGAATTATTGTCAGTTTTAAAAGATTCAATAGATAAACAAAAGGACTGTAATTAATTTAAACAGTAAAAACATGATAATTAACATTTAATAAATGGCATATTTGAAATGTTAAACAAAAAGAGAGTTTTCTAAATATATGATTTTATTTCCAAATTATCATACAATTTAAGTTAATAATCAACTATTAATTTCCCGAATAATGTTTAAATAGTGGAGAATTTAGGCATGAATTGCATACTTATAATTAATGGAGGTAATCCAATGACTAAAACTAATAATAGTAGACGTTTCAAGTTAATTATGCCATGTGATATAAATTTATTTAAATTTTATAATAATAACAATAAATCAGGATTTTAAAATTAAAATGAAGGGTATGTGGAGACTGAATGGATGACATTACATGAAAAATATATAAGGAAAGGTATATCATAACCGTAACAATTACTATGTTATATGAATTGTACTATTGATAAATTATTATAAACTAATATTTTTGATTTAAAAAATCTGAATGAAATTTAAATGAAGAATAAAGAAAATATACTATTGAATGTTATATTGCATCTGAATAATAGAAGACAGACAGAGCAAGGATTTCATAATTTAAGATAAATTTTAATCAATCTTCTAAGTTAATAATCAGATATAGAAGGAATAGTAGAGAAGGTATTTTTCCAGCCTAAAGATCATGTCCAGTTTATTCTTTTAAATAATTTAGCTAACAATTAATTGGATTAATAATAAAGTTTACAAAAATGTAAGTTAGATCAATAAGATTAAAATAGTAATAAAATTATTTCACCATTGACAAAACATGAATTAAGTAACCTTTAGTTATTTACAAATTTGATATAATCAACATAAATGATGACAAGATCACCTGTTGATCAAAAAAATGAACAATTTAATAATTTTTAAAATTTAATGCAGGAACATGTGAAGTAATTGGACATCAAACCAATTGACAATGGTATAAATAATTTAGAATTTTTTAATATTGACAATAAAAATAGTTTAAAAGGAAGTAATAAAATAGAAAGTATATATGATTAATCATCTGATATATGCTAATAGTCAGGTTAAATGTTATCAGTCATGTTGAAAACACAAAATGTGGTAGCTAATTTAACAACTGATTGGGAAAATATAAAGAAAAGTAGTATAATTGATGTGGCTAATTCATCAGGCCTTAGATAGAGAGAAGAAACAGGTCAACATTTTTAGGGTA